CAAATTTTAAAAGACCTGCGCGAAAAAGCAAAGCAACCCGCAAAACCAAAGCACACAAAACGTCTAGTCCTTCTTTTATAGCCGGCGAAGATCTAACGCCCGCTAAAGGAAGCCTATACGCCACTAAAAAACAACTTGAAACTATTGCCGGTATCTGGGAAGAGATAGCCAACGTAAAAACGGGTATGGCTCTAAGAGAGTTCATTTTTAGGATAGTTAAAATCAGGCCTTTGCATCTTAAATTTTTGTCAAGGACTGATGCTGCCGACGTCGTGCAAGCCCTTATTCAAATGAAAGACAAATACTACAAATGATAAATAACTTCGATCTATTCGTTGAATTTTATAATAAGGTCAAGGAAAGCTCCGATATAAGCGAGATCATCAAAGAATATGGTGGAGCTAGTATCTATGTACCAAGCTACAAGGCGACATTTAGAAATCAGGACATACTAAGACAATACGATGAAGGCATAAGAGCAGGCAAGAATAGCTCCGTAGTTATAAGAGAACTAGCCCAAGTTCATAATCTAAGCTACAACACTATAAGCAGCATCACAAAAGAAGTTAGAGAGCCGAGTTTGTTTGAATGCGAACAATAAGAAAGGATGAAAATGCAAAAAGAAATATACGAAAATTTAAGAACGATCGATGAAAGTATTGATATAATAAAGCAATCTATCTTAAATTTAAGCCAAAGCGATATATTACCAGGTAAGTCATTTAGTGTATGTGTAAAAGCCTTAAAGATAAAGATGGATGAGGTAGAAACTCTTATAAAGTGGGCGGAAAATGGCAGCAGAAGAGATATTAATCAAGCTTTGTGAGCTGGCGCGAAAAGATGGTGGCGCATCTCTTGAGCAAATTTTAAAAGAAGCATTCAACGAATATGATGAATTAAAGCTACTTAAAAAGCGTAATTTGCTTTGTGAGCATTGCAAATATGTATTAAAAGAAATAGGAGCTGCGGATGATACTCTAACAGATGTGTTACAGATCATATCTACCCTGAATGCAAAAAGAGAAATGATACTTTTTAGAAATACGTTAAATTTAACGCAAGAAAAGCTTATTAAATCTATATTCTCGCATTACAAAGATAAAAATAAATTCCAAAACGAAGTAAATATTGATGAGATAGTTGATATTGTCGTAGAGTTTGAAAGTGAAATACAAGATGCAGACATCAATGAAGAACAAAAAGAGACTTTAAAACAACTTTGCCTTATCGTGAAAGAGGCAAAGGAAGAAAGTAAGATAATTGGCTCTAATAGAGCGATTGATAAACTTCATACTCTTTTTATAGGCAAATTCTTTTTATATGGTAAAACTATTTTAAACATAAAAGATCCACGGATACTAGAAAAAATAAAGTGGATATATGCAAAAATAGGAGCTGCAAATTCTATCATCAAGACACTCAAAGATTTTAAAGATAATTTGACGGATATACTTACTTTAACTTGTTGATTATAAATTCTATCGTTGCATCTTCGATAGCCTGCTTTGTCCTATTTGGCAAATGTCCACTTTTATCCACTGGCAAAAACGGGCGAGCCGCGATTCTTACGTTTTTACTTCGTCCCGCCTTATTGGTGCCGAATTGATGAACTAACCCGTAAACAAAGCCGTTTTTATTCGTATTATTAGATACCGTGGCTTTTTTATCGTCTGCTTTAACTATCCATTTATCCGCTAAATTTCCGTCCGATCTTAAAATATTAGATGATTTTCCTAGTTTTTGTTTTTGCCTAATCGTACTAGGTTTCAAGGCCTGCCATTTTTGTCCGAACGGACTGCTCTCGTTCTCAAAACTAGCTTCTATTTCGTTTTGTAAGATATTGCCTAGCGTTTGCATTAGCGGCTTGGTTTTTTTCTCGATATTTTGCAGAGATTTTAGCTTCATTTGCAGCTCTTCTAGGCCTTTAACTTCTATCATTGCGTTTGTCCCCTTAAAATGTGGTATAATTACACAAAGTAGATAAGAGATGGCCCAGATTTGGCAGGGTTCCAGTTGCAAAAGCAAGCTGTATATGACTTGGGTTCGATGCCCGGCCTTATCTACTTTATCTTTATATATCTTTTTTTATCTTTCAAAATAGCTTTATAATTTTCTATGGGTATCCTCGTAATAGTCGCTATAAAATTATCGGTTTTAAATTTTTTAAGCGTATAGTCTAGGCGGATGACGGCGTAATTTACCATGTTATCGTTTTGTAGGCTATTATAAAAATATAGTAAAACATTGTCCTTTTTATCGTAAAATACGCGTTTAGCTTCGTCAAATACGCCTACTACGGCTTTTATTTCATCGATATTGGGCTCTTTTCCCTTCGGCTTGCTATCTCTCGTGATGTGCGAGATGGTGTTTTGATAAACGGCTATACTGGATGCTTTGGGCTCTACGTCGATGATTTTTAGATTTTTCTTGATACTTTGCTTTAACTCCCCTACTTGAGCCACCTGATAAATTTTATCTTTGATGATTTTACCGCCAATTACGGCATTTACCATATCATCTAAGCTTTTTTGCCAAACATAAATATCTCTTTCGTGCTCGAAGTTTTCTAATGTCTGCTTTAAATTTTTCTTTGCTAGACTTGATGTAACGGCATCTAAAACCTTATCTTGTTTGCCTTTTAAAATTTTATCCGTTTTATCGACTTTGCCCGGATTATACGCAAAGTCCTTTTCTGCAGCTTGGGGCAAAAACGATCCGTCGGCAAGCGGCACGATGCCTCTAGCTACACATTCGGCCTCTGTAAGCACCTGCACCTTACAGCGGCACCCCCAGCCGTTTGGCGGATAATTGGTATCCCAAAATTTATCCGTCTTGGGCAGGGTCTTGCCGTGAAGCTTCCTGTGGGCTTCTCTGGTCCTGCCGTCTAGCACGGCGGTATAGCGGAAGTATTCGCCTAGGCTTTGCATCTGGCTTTCATACCTAGCCTTAGCGTAGGCCGTTCTCATATTGGTGTTAAATATAGTTCTTAATCTTCTATTGCCTACGTAAATTTCTTTTTCTTCGCCAGTCCTTGGGTCTTTTACTTTGATACTTCCCAGCCAACCTTTCTTTGCCAGCATAGGCTTTACACTATTTTTCCACTCATTAAACCCAATGCCGTCTTTAAAAGCTTTTGTAAGCGAACTTTGCATATCTTTTAAAAGGTCTAAATTTGTCATCTTGGCTATCGTAAAAGCCTTTTTGTGGGCGTCGTGCACAATCTCGTCGTAATCAAAGTGTGCTTCTGGCTTTTTGCTCTTTAAATATTCATAAACCGCCGTAGGCTCCTCGAAAAAACTAAAATTCATCTACATATCCTAGCATCTGGGCATTTGCTACAGCTCTAAACATTAGTGATTCAAGCCTCTCAAATGGCAAATCATAAAGCTCGTAAAGCTTATCGAAAGCCTCTTCGTAAGTCTCGCTGCTTGTGATTAGTTTGTTTAAGACCGCTTCTATCTCGCCGTCTTCTACATCCATCTCGTCCGTGGCTTTATCAAATCTATCTAAAGCCTTTAAAGAGCCTTTTAAGGCTGCTAAATTCGCTTTGTTAGCTTTTAAATTTTTATCTTGCGCCCCGGCATTTTCGTCGATCTCGATATTGTAAGTCGAGGTTATATATTTTTTGGTCGGAGCAAAGCCCATATCGTATAGTGTCTTGTCTCTTGCAGCGCGCTCGGTATTAGGAGCGTCTTCGTCGAATAGTTTGGCGTAAATCTCGCCGTTATAGCCGTTGATCTCCTTAAAAAAGCTTATGGCCTTGTTCATCACAAAGATTAAAATTTTAGCATCGTTTGCGGCCAAATCCTCTCTGATTTCATTATGCGTCTTTGCCGCGGCATAACTGCCTTCTTTTACGTCGCTAGTCAAATTTGCGCCTAAAATGGCCTTGCTGATTTGATTGTCGAGGTATGCGGGAAGTCTCGTAAAATCTACGTTTGAGGTAGGCTGCACCAGCGTGATCTCCTCGTCCGTGTCTATGACCGCGCTATCGCCACTAAGCATAGCTTGCACTTCCGCAGCCATTTCGTCGGGCTCGTAGCTAGTTTTTGCTATCGCCCAGGGCGATCCGAATTTTTCTAAAAATCTAAACCAAAACTTTAAACTGGCGTTTTTCATCTTGACGGGGAAATACAGCTTTTTAAGCAGCCCGTCTCCGTATACCTTTCTAAAATTCGCTCTGTTTAATGCGTATATAACTTTTAAAGGCGGAATACTTCGCTCGCTTCCGCCGGCGCTAAACACGAACTCGCCTGCGTCGTTAAATTTAAATTGCCTAAAATCACGCTGCACGAGTCTTGGGTATACAAGCCCTTCTTTTTCTTTGTAGTTAACCTCGAATACGTTTAGCCCGTAAAGATAGGTCTCTAAAATTTGGCTGACGACGTCGGGATTAAAAATCTTTTTAAATTCGTCCTTAATTTTTTCATCGTCGCAAACGATTTGGATCTCTTTTTTCTCGGTCACGGACTTGCGGCTCACGTCGCACTGTGTAACGGTAAGATCGGCTAGTATCATATCCATATCGTCGTCGCCAATGCTGGAAACTCCCGTATTTATCAGCAAATCTATCAGGGTACCGTTTTGGGGGATGGGAGCTGCCGTTTTGCGCTTTATGGGTATCGTCTGAGATTGGCTTTCGTTTTTGTTGTTTAATTTTAATCGTTTGAAATTTGATTTTTTCTTACTCATCTATTGCGCCTTTTTACTTTCTTTTTTAGTTTCGTTAAGTCGTATGCGCCCGCCAAGCTATCGGGCGCGTCGTCGTGCTTGGCTTCGGGATACTCGGTAAGCTGCTCGATAAGCAGGCTTTGGCTTTGATGGAAGAGTATTTCGCCGTCTTCTATAGGCACTTCAAGCTCCTCTATTCTTTGCCCTTTGCTTGCGGTATTATTCACGCCTTTTAAAGGTAATTTAACGCCTATCTCGAAGGCCTTTTCTCTGATCCAGCCTCTAAAAAACTCCTGCCCGCCGTTGCTCTCTATCGCGCAAACGCGGCATTTATAGAGCTGATTAAGCCTAATGATCTCTTTAATGGTCTTTTTGGTCTTCATGACCTCTACTATGCTTTCTGCTACATATATCTTGGCTTCTACCTTGCTTACTCCTAACACTGTTATAGCCGTGTAGTCGCTCTTTTTCTTTTCGCCTGCGGGGTCGATATACATAACGAAGTAATCGCACCTCGGAAGCTCGCGGTAAAAATGCATACTCTCTTTGGTGAAAATTTGAGTTTCGATACGCGGATCGTTTTGCTGCTCTTTGTTAAAAGATTTCAAGTTTTCGGCGCGCTTTTGCATGAGTTTTAAAATCGGTAGCGCATCCTCCCAAAGCACCCGCGCCCCGTCGTCCATAATGGCTTTGTTTTTTAAATAAAACGTTTCGCTAGCCTCTTTTGAAACATTTTTGTAAAGCTCGCTCCATCTCTCCCATAAATCCATACGCTTTGGGAAATTTACTATGCTTTGGTACTTTTTGACATTCCAAAATTTAAGCTTAAGCTTCCTAGCTAAAACGCTATCTGCGTGAAGTACGGTGCCAATATAAAGCACGTCCAGACTTCCGTCTACGCTGCCTAAATTTAAAACCGCTTCGTCTAGCCACTCCTCAAGCTTGTCGCGTTGCTCTTTGCTGCGTACATTGGTATCGTTTTCTAGGTCATCTAGAATTACAAGATCTGGGCGATAAACGCCGAATTTTACGCCGCGCAGTCTTTTGCCAGAGCCAAACGCCTTAAGCTTGACTCCGTTTTTGGATACGAACTCGCCTATCTTCCAATTTTTGCTTGCACCGCATACGTGCGGGAAGTCCATTCTTAAATTTGCGTTGTCCTCAAGCTCGGCTTTGATGGCTTCAAGACATCCCTCAACGAGCTCCACGGCATCTGAAATTTCGACTATGAATCGCTTCTTGTTAAAACAAATACACCAAAGCGGAAGAAGCTGCGAGCAGTACGTGGTCTTTGCATGACCGCGCGGCGCGGCGCGGGCGTATTTGTCTCCGCTTGCGTTTTGCGTCATAGCTTCAAAAACCTGCGCTAGATCTTCGTGAAGCGCGCAAGAGCTGCTAATGCTAAAATAGTGCGGGAAATAAGTTCTTGCAAAAAACATAAAATCGCGCTCGGCGCGTTTTACTCTTGCGGCCCTATCTTTGGGGGACAGAGGGCTATTTAGATGTATCTGCTCTTTTAGCTCTCCGCTAAGCTCCTCTAGCCAGCCGTAAAAGTCTTTACGCGTAAGCTTGCTAAGCTCGGGTTCTACGGCGCCGGCTTGCTTGTGGGTTTCTCTACTGTCTTCTAAGAAGCTATCTAACTCATCTCTTGAAAAAAGCATGCGTCATCCTAAACGTCGAGCTCTTCTATAGCTTTGACAAATTTCTCGCTCTCGATGAGCTCTACGAGTTTTTTTATGCACTCTTTGTTCTCGTCGTCTTTAAATTTATCGACTACTAGCATAATGACCTTTTTGGCGATGCTTAAGCGGTACGCCGCCGGATTTTCGTAGCTTGCAACTTTGGTCATCTTAACAAAGCTATCGCCTATCTTTGAAAGTGCCTCGGCCTTTTTGCCCGCAGGCAGTTCGCTCTCTCTGATATCTTTGACCGCCAGGCGCATCTCTTCGATGAAATTTTGATAGATGTTTTGCTTATCTTCGCCGCTTTTGTTTAGATAGCTTGCGGCTTTTAGTTCGTCCCAGTCGCCGTTTTGAGATTTGTAGTTTTTTATGGTTTTTACGGT